TGATTCGTTATGCACCGTTTCTGTGGCACCAATGGTGAATTTTACAGTGCCATTCTGGTGCAGACTCAAGTCTGTGTTCTCGTAGTTAATCAGGCTCAGGGACTCGTCATCTTCGACACTGATACACGCTCCGTCAGTCGCTGTGAATCCAGTACCATAAGTCCTGATGTTCAGGTGTATGCCCTGATCTGATGCTGCTGTGGCCGTTCTGAGAATGTTCAGGTAATCATAGGTGTCGCATTCAATCCCTGTCAGGATTTCGGCTGTGTGCCGAAGCAGCACTTCGCCACTGACATCGAAAAATTTCAGCGGGTTATTGTGTCCTAAGGCTACCCGATGCAGACCGCCATCGAAGAAGGCCAGGTACTCCCCGAGTTGTGATTCAATCCGCAGATCGTAATTTCCCCCGGATTCGTTGAATGTCACATCACCAGCGTCCTGGGTCACGATCCCGTCAATAAACACCCGGTCGTTCAGGTGTATCCAACCGCCGTCAATCTCGCAGGAATATGCAGGGTTGGCCGAGCAGCCCAGCCCTATGGCCCCCGCATCCGCATCGAAATGAACACCCGGAGCCAGATAGATGCTATTCCACTGAAAATCACCGTCAGTGTCCTGCGACCCGTTGAGTGTGGTTTCTGTAGATACATATAAGGCTGTTTCACCGGTTATGCTTCCAATTACCACAAGGCCATCGCGCATTTCAACAGCATCCGCGATAGAAATAGTTCCGCCTGTAGGATGTTGAATGTGTTGCGTTTCCAATGTTGTTAAAGAAACACCAACCGTCCCGACAGCAAAAGCACCCCCTACACGGAAGTCGCCTTTGATTTCCACCGACCCGCCAATAGACAGTTCTCCGGTTGCGTTAATGTATAACTCAACCGATCCGTGCGCGCTTGTAGCATCGAAAATTTCAAGCGTGTTGGAAAACTGCCAGACTTCTCCAGTCCTGTGCAGAGCCGGGCCATGCGAATACGGTTCTGCGTATACATCAAGATCATGTTTCCCCCAAGCAAACAGGTAAGAAGCGAAAAACAGTACGGCCACGAGAATTAAAATGCGGTTCATATTCAGTCCCTCCCCTTAATAACTATACAGAGCCAGCATATACACTCCTGTCGGGGACACCCCCAACAGGGTAAGTTTGTTTGTCGCTGCATTGTAAGTGTAATGCGTTGCGGGGGTCTGCATAGACCCGTCCACCCACAAAGCTACATTGCTTTCGTCACTTGCTTTTGCAGCCTCCGTCAGCGTCACAGTCTGGTTCAAAGTCCCATCGCAAAGGAAAGGGTCCACCTTGATTCTGGATGTCCCGACAAGTAAAGCGTCTGCAATACTTTCCAGCGCCGCAGTAATTCTGGCCATCCAGCCGCGATGTTCTCCCTCGCTTACTGATCTTTGCCCTCCGAAGACTTCGTTCACAGTTCCATATCCTCTCTATAGTTTACTACGCCTTTGAGCGTAATTCCATAACTTCCGTTGTAGTTCAACTCCCACTGGCGTTCCCGGTACCAACCAAATGAATAGGCCGATACAACAAATTCTCCATGATCGGTGAGCGGGATATATCGCCAGTTGCTCCACGATCCGCCGTTTTTGTCCAGATAACGAACCATCATATGTTCTGTATCAGTACTGTTCTTGACGAGAGAAAACGCCAGTTTCCAGTCGATTTTTGCCTTGTCCGTTCCCCAGTTAAAGAACCCGGTGCGGATATTCACTTCGATATCAGAAGCGACTCCGCTTTCGTCATAATCCGCCACGAGATTTGCATCAATAACAACCAGCTTCTGATCCACTACTGCAAAAGTCATCCCAGAAGGAATGTCGTAGGCGGTGGATTTTATCTGAAGCCCTTCCCACTCATAAAACATCTGCGTTCCCACATCGTAAACATAAGTGGAAGAAACATCAGGGAACACAAGAATAATAAATTCCAGCTGTTCTACCTTGCAGTAATGAATCACGCAATTTTCGGCAGCAAGACCCAGGTTGAATATTTCTTTAATAATCGTGTTGGGCAAAGCGGTTGGCTGAACCGGTCCACTGGTAAGGACCGTGTTTCTTGACGGATCAAGCCAGCCAATAAAACCAGGGCCTTCAAAGAAAGAATTCCTTGCCAGCACACCAGACTTAATAACTGCAACACCTGAAGCCATGGTGTCAAGCTCTCCGGAGTTCGTGTAAGCCCAGACTTCAACATTTTCGTGATTGCCGATGAAAACAAAATCCATCATAGATTTCATTTTCAATATTTCGTTATGGCTATGATTAGCCCGGAACCAAACTGTTTCGTCAAAGTGGACATACTCTCGCGGCAAGCTTATTGTAAACCTATCCGTACCTTCAAATGCGATCCAGAGCAGGCCGCTTGCGTAAGCCGCAGACCGAACTGGCTCTATTACCGTGGTTGAATACGCTCCTGTTGCATCATCCCAGTAGAGGAATACCGCTCCAGAAGTTCCCGTGCTTTTGTACCAGCAAAGCGTTCCGTTATAAAGCACAAACAGAAGCGGGGCGGGATCTTCACTTGCATCTTCAGGATTTGATTTTGCATTACCAACATCAATAAATTCCAAACTCCACGGTTCCGCCACTTCATAAGCGTGCAAATAATCACCCTGCACAGGAAACAGCGTGTAAGCGTTTTCGTTTAAAAAGCAGATACCGTTTTTTGTGCCGCTGGTATCGAACAGGATGTTCCCGACCTGGTGGTCGTAGTTTTCTTCGTCAACATCCCCCGGATTGCGCGAGATCAGAAGTTGCGCTTGGTTGTTGTTAAGTATCACATACAGGCCGTCCGCCCCGCCAACATAAATATACCTGATTCTGGAAGGCGCTGTGCCAAACCATTTCTGAACTATTCCATAAAGCGCCACGCCAGCATTGGTTTTCTTTGAGTAAACCGGCGCAAGCCATGACGCGTCTACAAAAAACGATTCGTATATCTCACCGGTAGTGGAGCAGCCCACAAGCACCCTCTCCGTTAAGTCGAAATGCCAGGCTGTAATCCTATCTCCTGCAGAGCAGAAAGAAGTTTTTCTGTAGGAAGAACTAATTGTCCCGTTGTTGTCCATGTACACAGAAAAGATGTTATCGCTGTACGCCACATAAACTCTGGCGTAAGCTGTATTCGTTTCCTTCCAGACAACTTTAGCAGAAGAAAAGACCGTGCTTCCCGTGGTGCCTGTCAGGTTCGCCAAATTCACGAGAACTCCCAGGGTGGTAATCTTTACCACCTGGAGGCTTGATCCGGAAAGAGCCTGGCCAACAATGTAGATGTGCGCTCCGGCTACAGGTGTGCCTGCATAATAAAATTCTCCCAGAACGGCGCTGGCATCGTAAAGTAAAACATAGGTGGTAAGAGACGCATCGAACTGATAAAGTTTCCCGTTCGGCAGCAAAACCAAGAGATCATCTTCCAGACCGGACGGGGAATATGGTTCGATCACAGCGGAAGGCTGCGCGTCCGGAAGATCATATTTCGTGAAGGTTGGCACTCCGGAAGTATCCAGAAGCACAACCGCTCCAGTTTTTACTCCGCTATAATTCTTTGTAAAATATTTGTGCTGATTGACAAAAGTCTCAACCATCGGTCCAAGCCAGTAAGACGCGGTAAATGTTCCGCGCAGCATATCGAACTGTTCAAAGTAATCCTGAACTATCGGAGATCCGGAGTAATCGTCTACGCGAGTGTTGATATCGCCCAGGTTGCTGCTGGAGTAAAGCAAATACAATTTCCCGTTCTCAACAGCCGGTTCATAGTATTCAAGGAACAGATTCGCGGCAGGCGTCCCGGGCGTGTCCACTCCATCGTGCGAGTAAGTCTGAAATTCAAATGGTTCCCAGGTGGTCGTCCAGCCGCCGTCAAGATCTTCGAGAGTATAAGAAACAGCCGCCCATGTCGCTGAACCTGCGATTTCTCCCGCATAAAAAACCAATCGTATCTGTCCCCCTGACAAAGTGGTATCTATTATCAAATTGGTACAATTCCGGTTGTTCCCATCGTTGATTGGTAAAATTTCTCTGCGCGTTCCTGCCGAAATGCTTACTACTGCGACATATGTTGTTGTAAGACCATTCGGGATTAAAGGAATAAATAAATAATCACCCGATCCAGTAAAATTATTGGCTCCCCCGTCCGAACCTGCATAACTTGGGACCACATCCCCTGAATCAAACTCTTCAACTAAAACTCCACTACCTCCAACCTCATCCCACCAATAGACCTTGGGAGTTGTTCCGTCTACCCAGATGTAATAAAGACAGGAATCTTCGTTCGACCACCAAAGATGGGTCGGCCCTGAAGCCAATGTGAAATAAACTGTTGCCGTTTCGCTATCCAAATCGTATTTATAACAAGCAACTCCATCTACATAATAACAATAACGCAAGCTTTCCCCAAAGGAAAAAGGGATTTCTTCCGGGCTTGCGTCAGTCAGAGGAGTGACAAGCGAAGTGTTTATCCCTAAAGGAGCACTATATTTCATAACGCCGCCGCCAACATCTCCGCCAAGGTAATAGGTGTATCCGTTCCTTATGCCCATAATAGCCCCAACGCCAGCGCTGGCTCCAGAAAGAGATCCTGGGCAATATTGTTCAACTGAATAATCCGTCAAATCAATTCTATAAAAAAGATCTGCTCCACCTGTCGAGGGGCAAACCATAAATAAATAAATATAACCAGAATCTTCGAGCAGTCCTGAAATTTGCGGGGCGGGTGTTCCTGAACCTCCGCCAAGAATAATTCCTTTATATGTCAGGATGTTTGTTGTAACATCCCATTCAAAAAAATCAAAAGAAACCCCTAAAGAATCCCTGCGAAAAACCAAATATTTTTCTGCCCCCAGCGGGTAAATTCTTGCCCCATTATATTCCCCCACTCCGGTATAAAGGCCCGCTGTCGCGTGCAGCACTGCAACCAAGTTGTTTACACACTCGAACGAAGCGCACAGATAGTTCCCGTCCTCATCCGCCTCATCCGTAATCACCAGTACATTCGCGTAATCGTTGAACGCAAAAGCCCCGACAATTCCACAATCCGCCGTTGTATTTGACGGCCTATTTTTTACCTGCATAATCTGGAAAGATGCGCCATCATAATAGCACCTAATTGTGCGTCCCTGATTTGTGAAGAAATACACTCCGAATCCACTGGTGGCCTCGTGTTTGTAAACACAGACTTTGGTATATTCTTCCAGAGTGTCCAGCGTATATCCCGCCAGTGTGTCGATGGTTCCGGCATTGTTATAATAGATTCCGTCTGCCCTGGCGAAAATCTCCCCTGCCTCACCGTTGCTAAACCCGATGCAAAGCGTATCGTCCGTGTAGTCTATCGCGTTCTGTTTTGCTAAGGTTGCAGTTGTCAGGTCATACCGATAAATAAAACCAGCGCAGCCGATTGACAAAGATTCGTAGGGAGACATGCTGGTCATTGTCGTGATCGTATCATCACAAGTCCCCAATTCGGTAAAACTCGATCCATCGAAACTATAAAGTTTTGTTCCCAGACCCACATATAAAACTCCATCCCAGTAAGCGACCGGTCCGGAATCTCTGTGTATCGCGCCAACGAACGGATATACCGCAGAATCAGGAGTGCCTTCTGTCGCCCAGGATGTTTCGACTTCGGTAATTAAATTATCCCCGTCAAGAGTATACCCCTTGCTGAACATCCGACTTTCACTTGCCACAGAGACAACCGCACCTTCGTCATCATATGTGGTTGCTTCCAAGGTTGTCCCAAAGTAAAGCCGGTCGTCCATGACCGTCATGCAGTCCAGCGTCATATCGGTTATTTCGGTGTTGTCTACCGGGAATCCCAGATCCGTTAATTCGTTGCCAATAAGATCGTAAAGATCGGCAAGAAGTGACGACCCGTAAACACCAGTGGAAATCTCGAAGACTTCATACAGGCGCCCTTTGTTCGTCATCACAACATGCTTTTTCGCTGATCCCCAATAGTAATTGGCGGTTGGATGTTCGTCACTGTCTAATCCTTCAATAGCGACATCCTGATAACCAGGGCGCGTCTGCATATGCAGTTCGTCACCAACAACTTTAACGCGGCAATTTTTAAGTTCCGCAAATTGTTTGCGCAACTCTTTTTCGTCATCGTTTTTGTTAACGCCTGCAAAAGGCCATTGTTCCGGGGTCAATGACATGGTTTACTCCGAAGGGATAAATTGTGTTTCTGCGTTTTTCTGCGGCCCTTGCGTGTAACGAACAGGAGAAGTCCTGACGATATCCCGGCGCAATTCCTCTTTCCTTTCGGAAGGAATGCCATACCTTGGCGCAAGTTCAAGTGCCAACTTCAAGCGATAGAGCTTTGTCATTTCAGATGTTATATAGGTGATCGAAGTATCGGAGGTCACCTTTGCGACCGTCTTTTCGTAAGTCATATTCAAGTACACATCTTTGTCGGCCTGCGTTACAGTCACCGTTGGCCAAACATGAACGACAAAGGTGTCCCCTAAATTTTGTATATAAACCTTTGATGGTTCATCTGCTATTTCGTCCTGATCTTCAGCAAAGAAATCGTCATGATTAACAAGGGAAATCGGGGAGTACATGGTACTCGCCACCAGCAGAGTTGGGAATGTCCCAGACAAAGTATCGACCTGAAGTTTCAGCGTCTTGCAGCGCACAAAATCCGCAGGTACAGCTATGGTCGGAGTAGACTCCGACCCATCATTGCGGTTAAGCTTAATTTTGTTTTCAGAAGTAGATGTCTGCCAAGGAAATGTTCCCAGACCCTGGTCGTTAAAAAGAAGCTGATCCAGAACATCCGCTGCTTCATCGTACATTGATTGTTCAGGGGATGCGCCAAGACCAACCACGCCGATTTCACGGAACGCTTCGGAGATAACTTTATTCCTGTTGTAAAGCATGATTAAATCCCTTCCCCCAAAAGAACAGTTGAAAGGGGAGAAGGAATAAAATCCCCCTCCCCTCTTTGAAAAACCGGTTTAGGTTACCGATGAACCCACAATGTTTCTCCAGTCACTGACTCCGAAGCAGAGTCTCATCATCGAAGTGACAAGAGTTGAACGGTTGGAAATGTTTTCCTCGAATTCGAGATCCGGCATCATACGCCAGAACATTTTCAGCCCGTCTTCTTCTCCGGTCTGCGCTCTCACAAACCAGTCGTTGGTATCCGACAGATACGGGCAAACAACCGGAGCGGTGAATTTGCCTTTCAGGTAATTCACATCGTTCGGGGTGAAAGCAGCGGTCGGAGCGGCGGCCAAGTCAAGACTCGGGTATCCCATGCTCTGCAGCAGCCTGGATGCAGTTGCTTCCAGTTCGGGCGGGATCACCAGAGTGTTCGCTCTGACATAGATCGGCCAGCCTTCGTCTGACTTGAACCTGGCCATGAGTTCCAGGGCCTGTTCAAGGGTCAGTGCGTCCAGCGCGGCAGCCAGCAGGTTATCGCAAGTGCCACCGCTCACAAGCGGGTGACTGTTGCTGCACAGAGCCTGACCATCATACCTGGCTGTGGTAAATGCGGCTGCATACTGTGTGCCTGCCAGAAGATCCACGGTGCGCATCATGGACTGGGACAGTTTTTGAGTAAACTTCTTGGTGATCGCGTACTGGTCATCATCAATCATTTCCTTCGAGATCCTGTAGCCAAGTGAATATTTCACATGGTTGTACTGGATCGTATAGGACTGCTGTGTGTCCTCCAGATGTGCGTCTTCCAGTTCCGCAGTTTCCTGCGCAGCTCCGAAGCCAACAACGCGATGCTCTTCTTCATAAGCTTTGGTGCTGTTGGCAACAAAGAAAAGCTGTTTGTAAAACTGAACCCAGTCTTTGTACATGCCGAAGTAAATTTTTCGCAAACCAGCGGTAAGTAGCTTTGGGTGTACACTTCGTGAAATCATTGTATTTTACCCTCCTTCCTTCTGCGTTAAATCGAAGCAGTGCGTTTGAAAGCGTGCTTTTTCCAGCGAAGAACGCCATAGACCAGGGAACTCAGTGCATCGGTGAAGATGCCAATGCAGGTAAACTGCCTGTCGTCTGTCGCACTGATCGTGTCGTTGTCAATCTGCTGGTTCCCAGTTGTTGCCAGATTGAAGCTCGCTCCCACATAAGCCTGCGTGACGGACCCTGAGTTTTTGAATTCGAGTGCGAAGGTTGCCTCTGGATCAATGATAACCGACAGGTCTCCAGCATGAGCAGCCGGAAGATTAGTGGGAAGAACATCTTCCCTGGAAGCTGCGCTGTTCGTGTCTTTGATTGCGGCAACCACTCCGTAACCAGCAGAAGCCAAAAGGGCTGTTGCGTGGCCTCTCAGCTTGATAACATAGCCATCGGTTTCCATGGCCACTGCATCGCCAACATAAATGATTTCTGATTTTGCGGCGTCTGCCTTGAGTTGACGAGTTTCAAAACCCTGACCAACACAATTCAGTTTGTACCTGTTTAACATAGTCGTCCTCCTTCCGGATTGTTAAAATCCTTTACCTTTACGCATAACAGTTTCATCGTGGGATTCTAAATCGCCCCCCACAACTCCGCTACCGGTCACGCGGCTGTCGCGAATCATCTTCGCCAGTTCGACTTTTTGCGCGCCGATGATTTTTAAGTTACCGTTAATATTCCCCTCCCTCTCGTTGTTGACCCTTTCACGGTCGATTATCATTAATACCTGACCCCCGCATGTGCAAGAAGCTCCATCTTCAGGGTTGACAAAGAGGGTGTACCCTTCGTGCTTGCGCTTTTCCACATCTATCGTCTTCACAAACCGGTAGGCGTATTTCCTCAGATCAAACAGAGCATGTCCTGCGCCACATTTGCACACCGGCGGTGCATACCTGGCAAATGCGTTTTTCGGGACCGGGTTCCTTCTGTACTTGCACTTCACATCGCCGATGGTTTCGTCCAAAGTTGGCGGAACATTAACCAATGTCGCTTCGGCTTTGTCCTGTTCTTCAACCGGAGGCAAATCAAGTTCTGACTTTTTTACCATTTTCGCATTCTCCTTTTAAGTATTATTGTAATTCAAACCTTTATCAAGGCCTCACCAGTTACATTCTGGTAAACTTCTTTAGCGGTCGAAAACACTTTGTTCCGCGTTGTAGTTCTCAACTATTTCATCATCAGTCAGCCACATTACTCTGCCGAATTTAATTGTTTCGACAGGAATGTTTGTAAGAGACGAAGCCTTCGCTGAAACTTTAGAACCTCGTCCGACAGCCGTTATCGCGGGCGACAGATCTTCTTTCGTGGGAAAACTTGTAGCTGACTGAAGGTTTTTTTGCACCACCAAATTCCACTGCTCGCCCATGTATCTGATCCGGTCGTCCTCGTTAGGCATATGGCTGTAAAGCGAGTGGTGGATGGTTGCCAGCTTTTTTATAAGCGGCGATGTTGCTGTGTTAACTTCCCCGTTTGGCAAGAAAATGAAATCCCCGTGTTGGAGTTCCATTGTTACCAGAAAATTTCTTTCTTTTGGAGTAAGAAGTTCCGATAGCGGTTTAGCAGAAGGATCAATTACAACTTCTTTTTCTTGCGGTTTCTTTGCAGAAAGTTCTTCTTTCTTCCGGCGAAGGTTGTAGATCTGCTCTTGAAGTTTTATCTGCTTCCCGTCCTCGTCATCGTCTGCCACAACCGCTTCTTTGTACGCGGCCATTATTTCGTTGAGTTGCTGGTCAACAGTCCTGATATCTCTGTCCAGTTCCCGACTTTCCAGGGTGCCAACTTTTTCTTCCAGCTTCTGAGTGTACTGCTCCATTTTCTCGAATTTGGTTGGATCAATACCCGGCACCTGTTTTTGTGGCTGTGGTTCTGGTTCTTTAACAATCGGTTTGTTCTCCGGTTTCGGCTTGTCCTCCAAGAGCATCCCGCCAACGGAAAAATCTTTATCCGCGTCTCCGTCTTCCACTCCGAAAATGTCTTTCAGTAATTCTTCGTTGCCTGTCATGACGCCTCCTTTGTTGCCACGATATCGTCATCTTCCAAGATCATGAGCGACCTCGCTCCGTCTTCAATCCGAACCCCCTTATCTCTCAGGAAAAGCACTTCATCATCTTCAGAGAAACCTTCTACATCTTCCCCAACGCTGGAAATTTTTCCTTCGATTACTTCCCCGTGCTTCAATTTTGTGAAAGTAACAAGACCGCTTTTCCTGGTCGTTTCTTCGCTTACTTCCACAAAAATATTGCTGCCTTTGGCGCGAATCGTGTCGTTGCCGGTTTCGTTTGACAAATAACCAACAATGTTTCCTTGCTTGACGATGTAGTATTCTTCGCCGCACCATTCCAGTTTATCGCAAGTAAACCTGGTGATTACCACCAATCGTCCTGGCACAATGTCTTTGTCCCGCACATCTGCCGAAAAGCCTATAACACGCCCAATGTGGCACCCACCGGCCCTGCCATGAACATTAGGGACCCATAGCTTTTTCCCTCCCCCAATATCCACTTCTCCGTCTTCCGACAAGGAAAGTAAAATGTTCCCATTCCGCAGTTTCAAACCCAGATCCATTATAGCTTCCTCCTTCTAAGTATTGCTTCCATCCCGCTCAGAATTTCTTCGTAAGCCTTGAACATGCCATGCCACTGCATAAACTCCGCTCGATTCGGCTCTGACCTAACGCTTAGAAACGCCAGATCAAGTATTCTGTCCGTTAAATCGTCCAGGAACTGCGCCGTTTCTTCTCCCGACAAAGGTCTTTCCAGGAAACTCCTTTTCACTTCTTCAAGTCCCGGCGGCGGAAAAGCTCTCCGCTTTTTATCGCTCATGCCATGCCTCCCTGCTGCTGCGCTGTGGCAGCCATGTTTTTTTCATAAAGGAACGCCTGATGCTCTCTCATGTGCTGTTCAAGCTGCTGTTTCTGCGACCGGTTTAAAGTGGCGTAATGGTTTGTTTTTTTGAATGCAGCGGCTTTCAGCAGATGGTCGATATGGTCCTGCTGCGGCAAGACCTGAATCGCCACATCACGAATAAGATTTGCGTTTTCGGTCACCTGATCCAGATTTTCCGGCCCCTTTGGTTCTGGCGGGGCATCGCCAATAATTTTGAAAATAACATCTTCCGAAACCCTGATTGACCGGTAGTATTCTAAAGTGGCGTTCCACAGTTTGGCGGGATCGTTCATAACCAACGGATTTGTGAGCGAAGTTTGATAAACAATCTCTGCCCGTTTCATAATCTCTGCCCGGTTCAAAGCTGCCGGATCGACCGATACGCTTACTGTGAAGTCCATAAAGAACGCTTCAGAAAAACCGGCAGGCATGAAGAACAGAAGTTTAAGCTTTTCCTTTGTATCGGCCTCATACATTTTGTAGAACTCATAGATTTTCTGGGCTTCTTTCCGTGCGTCACGCAAAACCCGTTTCATAATAACCGAGAAGATTTTACCGCTCTGTTCGATCTTCGCCATAACCGCTGCAGCCGGTTCCACTTTAACCGATTGCCCGGACATGACATCGGAAACAGTGGAAAGAGTTTTTGACAGTTCATACAACCATTGAGCAATATTCACGATCAAAGGATTAACCTGTTGAAACTGAGGGAAGTACAACTGATCGGCAAGGCTTTTATCCGGGTCGCACGCAATTTCTTCTATCTTTCCAGGGGTAAGTTTCATTACCCCTCGCGAAGAAAACGGACCGTTCTTCTTGGCCATACCGTATGGCAGATTATTGATCGTCAGGTTGTCAAGAGTACAATTCGTGATCCCTTCAATCTGCTCTTTAAACGGCTGCATCAAGAGAGCTAAACCAATGCCATAGGCGCATCCGGGATTCGGGATGAACTCATACTTTGTGAAGTGGTGGCGTTCTTTGGCTTTTATCTTCTTGCCGCCCCAGGTCCTGATCTCCAGCCTGACTAAACTGCTTGTTGCCTCATCAACAAAAGCAATGATAGGTTCTTCAATCCCGTCTCCATCAAGATCGTAGTATCCATGTTCTTCATAAATTGTGCGTAGGTTTTGATTCCCCTGCAGGTCTTTGGTTTCGGTCGGGACATCAAGATTAACCGTTTCGTGAGTTGAGTTTTTTTCCAGTTCACTCATCCCTCCGGACTGCGGGATCTGATTCCCTGCCATATCTCCTTTGGCTGCCGGAAGAATTCGAATATCTTCGTATTTGCCTTCTGATATACCTATTGCCAGTTCGTTGTCTGTGATGCTGTAGGTGTGGATGTAATGCGCGGCGATTTTACGATCATCGCTAAACGGTATGTACAGCTTCTGTGCCGGAACGAGTACAGATTTCACCCCTGTGTTGTCAGGGTCCTGACAGTAATATGTCTTTTTGAAGGCGGTACCAACCAAGGGCAAAACCAACAACATCGAATCGCATTCTTCCTCGAACTCCGAATCTTCCTCCAGCAGCATATGAGACATCTGCCGCCCGATGGCTTCAGAATAAGCCGCCGCTCTACGCAATGTTTCTGAAGCGGCCATGCGGTTGAGAATTTTTTCGGGCGGGATCTGTGGAGCGTTCGGATCTCCTTCAAGAAACTGACCGGCCTCCGCTTCAATTTTGCTGACGAGTTCGTCTTTCACTTGCGCGAAAAGTTTCCCCAGGGTTTTTACTTTCGGCTTTGCAGAAATAAATTCTTTAGAGGAAAACATTGCATCGTAGGCGCGACTGTGGAACTGGCTTGCCGCGATTGAAGTTAAAGGCATTACCGTATTGGCGCAACCAGCCCATGGCTCTGTTTTGGCAGGCTTATAAAGACGCCAGTCTTCCATAAAACTGGATACCTTATCATCCCAATCTGTGCGTGCGCCTTTATCTGAAGTGTAATCCGAAAGGACCCTTTGCGCGATTGCCGTTTTGGCTTCGTCAGTAATCCCCAGTGTAGGGCTTTTAAAATCCGGTTTGAATTCAGTACCCTGTTTGGTCATGGCGTCTTTTCCTCCCACCTGTTAATTCTTCTTCGTGACGACCTTTATCGTCAAGCCCGCGTATTCGATCTAAGCTTTTATTAAAATATTCCTTTTCTTGCGGACATGCCATTGGATTTATATACTTCGCGATTAGTTCCTCAAGCGAAGCCGTTGCGTCCAGCAAATCAACGCGGTGTCCTCTCGGGAAAGCTTCGGTCTGCGCTTCTAATTCAGACATCCAGGGGAGGATGTGATACTTCCCCATCTTCATTGGATTTTGCATTATCATGATGCGGTAATACTTAGACTTCGTATGTGTCAAAGTAACTATCCTGAAGTTTAATCCCCTGCGATTTCTCTGGTTCCTGATATGCTGCGCGAAATGTTTCTGCGCGCCTACCGTTTCAATTCCAACTTCCGGGATGTTCCATTGTTCCACTTTGGCGAAGAATGTTTCGACCAATAAATCAAAATCGCCCTTGAATTCTTCGTAATCAAGGATATATCTATTTTCGTTATCCGGGTCAAAGGCCGACACCACAAGCGCGTGATAACAAGTTTCACTTCGGGTGGCTTCTTCTTCGTGCGCCAAATCAACGGTGATGAATCTCGGCCAGTTTCTTAGCCTTCCCCCTTCGGTTATTTCTTCCATTTTAAATTTCTTATACCACGCCGCTTCAAGGCGCTTTTCCCCAGGAGCGACTGCAATATTAAAATACTCCTGGTAGAAAGTGGTCAACTGCCCGCGTCTGTCGTATTCTTGTTTGAGTTTTAAAATTTCCCTGGCGGCAATCGCACATTGATCTTCGTAACTTTTGCTTTTATCGCTGTCTTTTCTGATCCACTTATCCAACCAGAGGGGAACAAACCTTCCGTCTTTCCTTTCCATGACAGCGTAAAGCTTAGAAAAGAAGGCCTCGTCATCCATTAAATTAGACAGCAAAGAGTTGTCGTGAATGATAGTCCCAAGAACAGTAAGCTTCCCATCAGCATCCAGAGCCGGCAAAAGCGCTCCAAAAAACCAGCGTTTGTTCTTGGCTAATGTATTGGGATTGTCGCAATCTTCTTCGTTTTCGATATCGTCACAATAGATGCGCTGTGGCCTCCATTGTCTGAAAAGTAATCCTCTGAATTTCTGCCCCGTTCCCATTGATCGAACCATAATAGGAAAATCACTTTTCCCGTTTATAACCATCCTGTCGCCGCGACCGCCCATTTTAATTGAATCAATCCCGAAGGCCAGTTTGTATTTTATATTGTTTTCTATTTCGTGAGAAATAGACTCCATGGACAAAGCGGCCTGATCGAATGTGTCGTATACGATCACGATGAAATTAGCTTTACGGTATGCAATGTCGTGCAGCGTACCGATAACGGTAATTGATGTAGTCTTGGCGTGATACCGTGGCGCAGCAAAAGCCGTCAAACGGTATTTTTCTACATACTCATGTATCTCTGAGTGATATGGTGCAAAGCCGTGGTAGCACTTGTGAGGGAAAAACATTTTGCCGAACTTCAGTTTGTCCCGGCACTCGGTCACAACCGACAGCATCTGCTTTTCTGCAGCAGTCAAGCCTTGCTGAATTTTATTTAATTCAGGTATCATTTGGGGCGGACCAGCTTGCCGATTACGCAAATACCCGACTCGCTCTTATGATTGTGAATTTTCCTCCCGGCAGCAGGAAACACCTCTTTCAAAGTAATGTGTGGGGAAAAGAAAGAGTAATCCTTGTCCATCAAAAGGAATCTGTTATGAACTATAACGGTAATGAAATCATCTTCTTCGTTTTCAGGGATCAGAGCCACTTGCATTTAGTCCCAAAGCCCTTTCTCGTCCTGATCGTCCGGCGTGTCGTCTTCGTCAATGAAGTCAGGATCGGTCTCAGCTTTTTCCGTTTTTACCTTTTTCGCTTTTTCCTTTTCCGCTTTTTCTTCTTCCGTCATCACCTGTTCTTCGGCGTCCAGGACAAGAGCCGCTTCTCTTGCAGTTTGTTTTTCAACAAAGGAATCGGCCAGTTTCTCAACAGCAGATGTAACCTGACGGTCTTTATTCATGACCGTGAACAGCTCAAGCACTGCGCGTTTATATCCCAATGCGCGTTCGTTGCCGAACTCTCCTTCTCTGTCAGCGGTAAACATTTTCAGATATTCTCCGAACCGGCGAAGAGCTTCCAGAGCGTTCCTTGCGTCAAACTCAAAGTATCCAAGGAACGCTCCTTTGCGATCCGTTACCTTTGTCACCTGCATACACCTATCGTAAACTTTTTTTAGTTCTTGTAATACGAATTCAGGAGTAATTGCTGACGCAGAAAGAGCTGTATCTGTGCGGTTTCTGACCGCATGTATAAAATCAGGCCTTCCGGAAATCGCTTTTACGATTGCCAGTTTAACGCCCGTTACTTTGCTGGTTTCCGAAACAGGATTCTTCATTCCTTTTGATTGAGCTATAGAAAATTGTTCCACCAGTTTTTGCTCTACATCAATACCAAGGCGCGTTTCCCCTGCCATATTCACCTTTTTGTATATTCGCGTATGTGAATAGTATAGCGGTGTTTTACGAACTCGTCAACTTATTTTTTTCTTGACTTTGATATCAAAACCGGTAATCATAAGGTTGGCGACCCACAAGAACTAAAAACAATAAAGCAACCTAAATTATATCGGGTGAGGCTTCCACCAAGGTAGAATCTTTTGCGATCTAACTGGTGGGTCGCCAGCCTCACCTTTCTATACGCAAAGGAGGAACTTTGAAAAAAGTATCGGAACTGAACAAGGAAATTAACGAAAGCATCCGGATCGAGAAGCAACGGCGCAACAGGATAACTTTTCTTACAGTTATCACCCTAATCTTTGCCGCCTTAGTATTGGGCGCACTACTTGGAGGTGTTTAATGGCCGTAGATACACTTGAAAAAGCAATAGTGGCAAACCCTTGGCTGGCGAGAATCAAAAGCAGACTCACCGAAGAAGAATTTGCAGAACTTTCTAAGGACGCTTTAGAATGGTGGCAGTTACACAACAGCCACCTCCCGGGTCGGTACAACATTCACATAAGCGGCAACTTGGTTGGATGGGCCGAAGGGGACGAGCGTTTTTTTGAGGACCAGCTAAAAAAATCTATCAACGAATACCTTCATGGCTTGAGAGCTTATTTCCTTAATCCTCATGTTTGTTTCTGGAAAGAAGGGATGGTCGCTGGCCCTGCTGCTGGCGAAGTGAGGAGGAAAGAATGATCGACTGCGCGAAGTTTGAACAGACTGTATCTGACCATTGCCACGCTACGGGGGAACAGAATTGCCATCGATGCGAGGACCTCGAATGCTGTGATAACGAAAACAAGCAGTTGAAAGAAATCGCAGCACTCAAATCCCGCTGCCAGAAACTTGAAGAGCAGAACGGAAAAATGAAAGGGCTACTCGAAATTATCGCAAACGATATGTGCGCTGAATACGGCTGGTCTGTATGCCATGGGGATGAGGCAGAGGCACTTCTCGAAGAACTGAAAGGCGGTGTGAAATGAACAGAATAGATAATGAAAAACATATTATCTGTTTTGGAATGTATAAGAATCGTGTGTTGGAGGATATAATTTCCGAAAACCCAAAATACATATTATGGGCGCATAATAATGTGTGCTCGTTTACATTGTCGGAAAGGCTCGAAAAGAAGGCGCAAGATTGTATTGTCGCATTAAAAAAAGGAAAACAGTCGTCTGGCTCTTACTGTGGGGAGGATGAAATGGATCGCGACCCGTTTGCCACACACGACGACCCTTTTAATGATGATATCTGGTGGCATGATGGATTGCCACTCGACTGAAAGGAAGTGAGTGATGATCGACTGGACCAAGGAAGAATTAGCACTGAAGCTGAATTCCGCCAATAACATGACGGACGAATTGATTGACAATAACAAGAGGCTGCTGGCTGAGAACAAGGCGCTGAGGGAGGAACTTATCCAGGAAAAAACTTATTTCTGCGACCAGGTGTGCACCAGGAAGCATCTGTGTGACGAATGCGATGATAAAAAGCGCATCGAAGAACTGAAAGGCGGTGAGAAATGATGCTTCTACATGGCGGCAACATACTGCCCGAACTGATTCTGTACTTTGTGATCCTACCGATAGCGGCGATGGTGATAGTAGTTGTTGCTCTTGCCTGGATCGGTGATTGGCTGTGGCGCAAGTGGCATCAAAAGAAAGGCGGTGAGTGATGGAGTTTAAAAATATTCGCAAAGGCATGACGCTCAAACTGCGAAACGATTTCCCCTTGCGCGGTAATATCGGAAAGGAAACCAACTTCGTTATTGCAGTCGGGAACGCCATTGATGGGAAATTCATTGAGGTTCAATGGACTGAACCCTGCACACACAAAAAAAGCAAATTTTGGGTAGAATGTCGGGATGTGGATAGCTGCCAGATCAGCGGGTATCACGATTTTGACAGGTTGAAAGGAAGTGAGTGATGAAGATGTACCGTTGCACCCGCTGCGGCAGGCGGTTCGAGCGGCCTGATATCTTGGTGGTTTTGTACGGGCACTATGTATGTCCGAAATGCTTGACTACATGGGAAATT